CCCAACTGAGATTAAATGCTTACTGTTGTTCTTAACAAAAGTGTTAAAATGTCTATGAAGTGGAATGGCCGAGTGTACGAAGGACACATGGCAGGTATGGACTTTATCAGTAATGGTCCTACTATTAGTAAAACCAAAACAAGCACAAGGGGTTAACATGTCAGCTTACATGGCATATTTTGATACATTGGGGTTTGAATGGATCTTTAATGTAACCGATTACGAAAAAAAGAAAATGTGGGCAGTATTAAAAGGTGACGAGAAGGTTGACTTCCCTATACCCAGACATGCTATAATAAGAGCACAAGCTAATCCGCAGAGATTTCCCGAAATTTGGGCATTCGAAAGTGAGATTAGTTTAGACGAGTTAAACGAGTATGCTAAAGAGCAACCACAGGAATTGGCAGATGCTGTTAGGCGTTGTGGCCAAAATGTTTTTAGAACCCATAAAACTGAGAGTGTAATTGTATGAAAATTGGACTGAGCTATAGCCGTTGCATTTTGGATATTGTCGAAGGCCGTGTGGACGTTGAGGATGTCTTAGTACTAATTACTCGAACAGATTTTGATCCGCATGATGACGAGCAATGGGCAGGAATTTGGCAAGGATACACACTAGGTGGTATGAGTAATCCAGAATGGTCCAAATACGATTTGACCAACAAGGACCACGAGGACAAATTCCGTAGTGTGAGCAGTATGCTCTATGATGATGGTAAAATGCATCAGCCCCGTAAGTTTGGCGCACATCCACAACGGCGCCCAGAAATTTGGCTAGAAGCAGTATTACCTAACAGTGAGTTGGAAAACAATCCAGCCGCCAAAGCCGCTTGGGCCAAGTTTCAAACGGTCGCAAGTCTTACCAACGTAGAATTAGATGACAAATATAAATGAAATCTTCTCTGCTTGTTCTAGTACTATTACTAGTTGGTTGTAACGAAACCTCGTCAAGGGTACTGACTTACAACGAGCTAGTTAGCTACCCTAGTCAATGTGCCAAAGCTAACTCACAACTTCGTGAGCTTAAAGAGATACAGCGAATTAAAAACTTTGACCAAGATCCTGATAAGTTAAATCCGGCAGACCGTGCTTACAACAGTCGCTTAAAAGCAAGTATTTGGTGGTATGCCTACAGGTGTGAACAATCATGAAACATATTATTTTAATTCTGACGCTGACCTTTTTAATCATAAGCCCTGTATATTCAGACGAATGTAAAGTTCGATCAGCTAGCCAACTGACTAACGAAAGAGAAGTGGGGCCAATTACTGATCTAGTAAAAGTTAAGACGTACGGTAAATGCGTAGTTACATTTAACATTACAGTTAACGGTGTAACGCATCGTTTACAAGAAACTGAAACGGGCATGGAACAAGAAGAAAGTTTGTGTTACTATGCTCGAGAACGTGCCCGTAAGAATTTGCTTTTAGATTTGGGTGGGAAGTTTAGTACCGAAGCTGTTACTATATGTAAAGAGGGTACTACTACAATCCAAAAGATCAAGAAGGGTGATCACATTTTGGAAACTGAAGTTGGTAAATCCAAAATAGACAAATACTTTACACACAACAATGCTCGATGCCGTATGTTTACAGAACGGAATGACTTTAAAGGAACGCTAGCTGTATACCACGGAGTGATTTGCCAAATTGATAATAGTAACACAAATTGGCTAGTTGTAGACAAATGGTAAGATTGAGTATTGACAACTACTAACCAATCAAGTATACTATACACATATTAACACACAGAGAGGCTTTTATGAAGGCATTTATTTTAGGCACAGTTTTTGGACTAGTCCTAGCAACTGTTGGATTTTCTGGCATTGCTCGAATTATGGACAAAGGCGTGGACACAGTTAAAACACACAGTCAGGAGATGGCAAAATGAAAACTTTTTCAGTATTACTTGTTGTAATGGCACTTGCCGCTTGTAGCACCGTAGCCGGTGTTGGGCAAGATATTAAATCGTCCGCAGATTGGACAAAAGATAAAATGAGTGGAAAATAAAATGAAAAAGACTTTATTGTTGTTACCTGTTGTTGCTTTACTTGCCGCATGTGGTACTAGTGACCCATATCAGAAACGTGCTAATAACGAACGTGAACATAGAGAACGTATGGTTGAACGTGCGATTGATAAGGCGCCTAAATGGATGACTCAAAGTCCAGTTAGTAACTCAGCTGTTTATGCGGCTGGTACTAGTGCTAGTGGTGATTACTCAATGGCATTTATCAAAGCCAAAGCCGACGCATACGGAAAGATCTGTATGGCCGCCGGTGGCACTGTTAGTCAACGTACAAAGATCTACAAAGCAGACACCGCAGATGCTAGCTCAGAGTTAAGCGAAATGGTCTTGCGTACAAGTTGTAAGGAAGTTGATTTAACTGGTGTTGAAGTACAAGAAAAGAAAATTGTTTCTCAGGGTACTCAATTCCGTGCATACGTGCTAGTAGTACTGCCAACTGGCGATGCTAACATATTAAAGAAAGCTAAAGAATCTGCTCGTCTACAAGAACAAGTAGCTCGACGTGCTCCGGAAGCATTTAAAGAATTGGACTGATTATGATTAAAGAATTTATGAATATTGTAGAATCAGCAATGATCGCTGAAAATGCTGTACAGCGATTTGCCAGTGCGGCACATGAAGAATGGCGTCAAAACTTTGACCCGACTGGAACTAAACCACGTATTAAGAAAAACGGGGATGGCACAGAAGGGGACATTAACGTACCATTTGATAAACTACACCCGGATTGGCAAAAGGAAAATCTTGCTGCCGGCCAGGCTGCAGAACACGCTGTAAAGAAATTCCCCAATGATATTGAAAAGGCTTCTGAATACATTCATATTAAATGGATGGAACGTAATCCCAAGGCTGACTACAATGCAGCGCAACACGTACCGTATGACGAGTTGCCCGAAGATGAAAAAGAAAAAGATCGTGTACATGCTCGTACAATGATGAATCTATTAGGATCAAAATGATTCTCCAACTGTTAGTTTTTGCTATCTTTGCGTATCTTATTCACTTTAGTATTACTACTATTAGACAATTTGATGGTAAAGAGCGTTGGGCATTGACAAAGTCCATAACGTATAGTATACTTGTCGCATTACTAGCTGTTCTAGTAATGACTATAATTGTTATTTTATTTTAAGGTATCACATGAAACGTATTTTGACTCTCTCCGTTCTTGCCGCGGCTGTGTTGGCAACAGGTTGTACACGTATTGAAACTGGTGAGGTTGGTCTCCGTGTTGGTTTTGACAAACAGGTTAGTACCGGTGAATTGCTTCCTGGATCTTTTAATCAAGTTATCATCGGTAGTGTTATGACATTCCCAATCAAAGAAGTTGCCGTCAAAGTTGACGACATTACTCCGCAGGCTAAAGATAATTCAACAATGAAAGACTTTGACTTGACTGTTATCTATAACATCAATCAAGCTCAAGTTGCTGAGATCTACAATAGCAAGAACAAAAGTTTCCACGCTGTTCATAACGGCGATACCTATTTGATGTATAACTACATCTTCAATGCCGCACGTAACGCAACCTACAAGGCCGCTCGCAAGTACGAAGCATTGGACATGGGCGATAACCGCACAGCAATGGAACAAGAGATCCGTGAAACTGTGGTTAAGACCTTGGCTGATGAAAAGTTGGACGGTACTATCTCTATTACACAAGTATTAATTCGTAGCATTATTCCAGCAGACTCTGTTGTGCTAAGTGCTAACGAATTGGTCAAAGCCAAGAATGAATATAAGACAGAAGAAGTCAAAGTGGCTACGGCACGTAAGCGTAATGAAAGTATGCAGGCCAACCCAATGGCTATTCCATTGCTGATGGCCGAAGCACAAGCAGAAGCCATGCGTAAGTTGCCAGATGCTATTGCCAACTTTAAAGGTCAAACACTAGTTATCAACGGCGTTGTAACACCCACTGTACAAACTAACGGAAAATAAAATGGAAGATCAACGCTGTTGCGGCAACGGTTCTTGTATCATTAATCTTGATGGCGAGTGTTGGTGCGGTCAGCGTTGGGATGGTGAAAAGATGTGCTTCCCAAAATTAGAAGAAACTGAAAATAAAGAAAAGGAAAAAGATGCCTAATTTAGTACCAATGGTTATTGAGCAAGAAGCTCGCGGAGAACGCAGTTATGACATTTACAGTCGTCTGCTTAAAGATCGTATTGTTATGCTCGATACAGATGTTAACGAACATTCTGCTAGTTTACTTGTGGCTCAGTTGCTCTTTTTAGAGAGTCAGGGCAACGAAGACATTACCATGTTCATTAATAGTCCTGGTGGAATGGTCACCGCTGGTATGGCTATTTACGATACTATGCAATTCATTAAGCCTGACGTTAGCACCGTTGTTATGGGTCAAGCCTGTAGTATGGGAAGTTTGCTAGCTACTGCTGGTGCGTCTGGTAAGCGTAAAATGCTACCAAGCGCCCGACACATGATTCACCAACCAAGTGGCGGTGCTGGTGGGCAAGCTACTGACATGGAAATCCAAGTTGAAGAGATTCTTAAAATGAAAAAGAATCTAACTCAAATCTACGTTAACCATAATTCAAAGGGTAAAACTTTTGAAGACTTTAAAAACGATATGGAACGTGATAAATTTATGAGTGCGCAAGAGGCCCTAGAATACGGTTTGATTGACGAAATCATAACAAAACGCCCGTAAAGTGCGTACATAATGGTACACCCTAGTATAATATAAATATACTTACTAGGAGTGTGCTATGGCCCGTCAAGCCTTTAATTGGTCCGCGTTGGATCGAAATATATTGTACTCGATGATTTACGAACTCAAATCTGAGATTGTAGATAGACGCTTACCTATAGGTGAAATTACCAGCATTATAAGTAAGCATGTTAAATCACACCTTCCAATCAAAGTTCGAAGTCACAGACACAAGCCCGTCAAACCTGGCGAAGTTTGGATCGGTGGGGCATATTATAGTGACGATGATAAGCAAGGCAAGAAACGATTTATCGAAGTTGAACTAGCATTTCCAACTACTGCTGACAGCATGAAAACTAGTTTGTATCGTTGGGAACGTATGTGTCATTTATTTGCTGATACAGTACTTCATGAAATAATCCATACTCGTCAATATCGGGCTAGAAATTTCAAAGATATTCCTGGATACGAAAGTACTGCCTACTATGCTAAAGATCGTGCTTGGCAAGAATACTACGGTCACCGAGACGAAATGGGCGCACACTCATTTAATATTGCCCAGGATATGATTGACAAGTTTGATTTTGATCCAAAGGCTATCAGAGAATATTTGGATAGTCCTGTACCAAAAAGAGTCCGCCCAAACGGTTGGGGACGTTTTATGAAGTCTTTTGAGTATGATCATACCCATCCAAAAGTAGTCCAAATGAAGCGTAAAATAATGACTCAGCTAGAAAATGCTTACTACGGCAAGCCATTTAAGACAACAAATCACTTGACTTATTGATAATTAGACAGTATAATAGTTACTTAAACAGTTAACTAAAGGTCTAATATAATGAGCGATCCTTGCTACACCGTCATTTCTTCACTCGAAGATCATCCTAGTCGTTTGAATAAAGAAGCTATTGTGTTGGCGCAGGCTGAAGCTGGTAATAACGAATTCTTTGAAGGTTGTCGCCTAGCTTTGGACCCAATGATTACTTTTGGTATTAAACAAGTTCCGGAGAAAAAAGATGAAG